GGAATACGGCGGCTTGGATAACAAGCCACACGAGGCCCATGATGGGCAGCACCTCTTGGGACAGGTCAGATAGGTGATGAAGCCACAAGGGGCTCACGGTGGCTCCTACGGCTACGATGTGGGTGCTGGTGTGGTCGGTGAAGTCAGGGAAGTTGATACCGCTCACGACAGGTTTACCTTCGGCTTCACTGCCAAGTCCTCTGGAGGTCGCCGTACCACGCGAGGAAGCGTAGGCCACAGCGCTGTTCTAAGGCCGCTCTGTAGCGGTCATTCTTCCAGAGGCTCTCGGTGTCCCCGGCTGTCAGAGGCCTCTCAGGGAGCCGCGCTACGTCTCTGAAGCAGGCTTGGATATCGGCGGGCGGTGACGGGAGCTGGCCCGGGTTCGGAGCTGCCGATGGTCCGCACGCGGCGAGCTGCAGCGAGGTCAAGACAAGGGCCAGCATTGCTAGGCGTTTCACGAGATAAGGCGTCCAGTTTGGAGTTGAGGAAGGCGTCTGAGGTGGCTCTCTGGGCGTCCAGAGCGGCGGTAAGCTGCAGGGCACCTAAGCGCCTCTGGAGCGTCTGAATCTGCTCCTGAGCCTGCTCTGCGGCCCTGCGCTTGTATCCGTCGATGTTCGAGGACTGATAGGCGAGGCCTACCACAGTCAGCACGATGGCTGCTGCAGCGAGCTTCCAGTTCCTGAGGAACCATGCGCCAGCGCTCAGGCCAGCCACAGAGAGCACCACAAGAAGGAAGAGCGCCCAATGAGCGCCCAGGTACGACAGAGCGATCACTTGCACGTCCTCCAGAACAGGAACTGAGTGCAGACCTGGGCCGGCTTTGGTTTACTAATGGCTCTTGGGAGCACCTTAGGGGCCGTTAATGGCTCTTGGGAGAGCACCTTAGGGGCCGTTAATGGCGCTGCAGTCATAGGGATGTCGTACTCATGAGGCCTCAGGGCCACAACGAGCTGCGGAGGCCCGGGGTTGCCGATGGTCAGACAGACGCGCTCTTCAGCGTGCCTGCGCCTGTCGAGGCCTTTGACGTAGCCCACGGAGCGCGTGCGGTCGTAGAGCAACATGGCTCTGCAGGCTCCGCTGTGGTCCATGGCGTTGAGCTTCTTGAGGATCGAGCCGTGCAGGAACGCGCCGGGGCCGAGGTTGTAGGTGAAGCTGGTGTAGGCGATCTTCTCGTTGTCCGAGAGTTCGACGTGGATGGAGGGCTCGATCATCGCCCAGTATTCAGGGAGGCGCTTGGCGAGCATGTCGAGGCACTGCTGCTTCGTGTAGTGGTCACCCATGTGGACGCCTATGGTCTCGCCGTAGCAAACCGTGGGAAGGCCGTTAGCGAGCTTGTCGTGATACGTGGTAGTCGATAGGCCCTCGAAGCCTCCGACGAGCACAGCGCAAGCTGCCATCCATCGGAGGGTCGGGGCGATCTTGAGGGCCATGGGCTCCTTGGGGTTGGTTGATTTAGATGCCTGCGTCGGCTTGAGCTTGGAAGTAGCAGATGCCTTGATTGGCACCGGCAGCGATGCTTCCCTGAGCGTACACACACGATGTCGATGCCGAGAATACAGTCGTGGTGCTACTACCAGCGTCCGGCAGATAATAAGTGTTTCCTGAAGCCGAAGAGGGTGAGTAGCCTGTGACGGTAGGGGCCACACGCATCTGCGCAGGCAAGCTCCATGTCGCACCAAAGAGGGTTGTATTGACGTAGTACCCAGCGATACAGCCCGCAGTACCCACATTGAAAGCGGGGGCAACCGAGTAGCTGAACGTCTTGGCATAGTGCCTCTGACACTCACGTATCGCCGTGGCAAATGTAACGCGTTCAAATGCGGTAGCAGTCGTCGCCGGCTCTAGCTGCACGTCATCGAAGCTGATGATGTCTGCAGCGCCTGCAGTGCCCGTGGGTGTCCATGAGAACTGCAAGCAGCCCTGTGTGACGTTGGTGGCGACAGTCGAGAGGCCCGTGAAGGTCTTCTGAACTGCAGCAGTGCTGACGGCGAGGGCGAACGTCGTGGTGAGCGGGTTGGTCTGTCCTGTGTATGCTGTACCCCCCTGCTTGGCTTCAGCGCCTGTGCCGAAGTAAGCGTTGACGTTCAGCGTGCCGCTCGTCGGGGACCAGTTGGCACCAGTGCTCGTGTAGAACGAGACCGTGAGGTTCTGGCCTCTGAGCGCGATACACTCATCAGTCGTGAGGGGATACTCGAAGTAGACAATCGTCGCGCCGGTCTGAGCTGCGGTGCGCTGTATCTGCGCTGCAAAGCGGGACATGGTCGAGAGACCAGCCTGCTGAGAGATGACCGAGGCCTGCGTTGCGCCGTTCTTGAAGAACCAGCGGTCTGCGGTGTACGTGGTCGTGGATGCCGCTACCGAGAACGAGGCTGCGCCACCGGCACCGCGCTGCCAGACTTCCATGCCACCGTTGGCGTACAGGATGTTTCGGAAGTCATTGGTTCCTGAGCCGCCGCCTGCTGGGGTCTGCCAAGTGCCGTCTCCACGCCAATAGGTCGAGGAGGACGCACCCGTGCCAGAGCCGAGGTTCGCTACGGGTAGGTTGCCCGTGACACCTGTGGAGAGCGGAAGGCCCGTACAGGAGGTCAGCGTGCCCGAGGAAGGCGTGCCGAGCACTGGGGTGACAAGCGTGGGGCTCGTCGCCAGCACGTTGCTGCCTGATCCTGTGGTGCCTGTGGCTGCGTTCAGGTAGTTCAGCTGCGCCCCGGTCGAGGTGACAGAGACAGCGCCGAGCGTGAAGGGCGTAGGGATCGTAACGGTGCCCGTGAACGTAGGCGAGGCCAGAGGAGACTTGAGGGCCAGCGCCGTGTTCACCGTTCCTGATAGCGTCGAGACGGCGGCATCTGCATAGGCCGTGGTGCTGATCTGGGTCGAGTTGTTCAGCGCGGCAGCAGTCGGGGCCACAGGTACGCCAGTGAGCGACGGGGACGCCAAGGGGGCCTTAAGAGCCAGCGCAGTCGTAACTGTGCCCGAGAGCGTAGAGGTCGCTGCATCAGCGTACGCCGTGGTCGCGAGCTGCGTGGAGTTGTTGAGAGCAGCAGCGGTAGGAGCAGTAGGGACACCAGTGAGCGCTGGGGAGGCCAGAGGCGCTCTAGAGGTGTCCGAAGGGTGGACGTGGTCCGAGCGAGCGTAAGCTCCCTGCACTCCTACAGCGGCTGTTCCGTTCATCACAGGTGACAGCGCGGAAGCTTGGTTCAGCACGAATGCCGTGGTGGCAATCTGTGTCGTCTGGGTGTTGGCCGCAGCCGTAGGAGCCGCTGGGACACCTGTGAGCGTCGGGGACGCCAAGGGGGCCTTGAGGGCTAGAGCCGTCGTAACGGTGCCAGAGAGCGTGGAGGTGGCCGCGTCTGCGTAAGCCGTGGTTGCCAGCTGCGTGGAGTTGTTGAGAGCAGCAGCGGTAGGAGCAGTAGGGACACCAGTGAGCGCAGGGCTCGCAATGTTCGCCTTGAGCGCTGTCGCAGCAGCAGCATTGGAGGCCACAAGAGCGTCTGCAGTCGCCTGAGCGGTACTGACGGGCTTGTTGGCGTCCGAGGTGTTGTTGACGTTGTTCAGGCCGATGTTGACCAGAGCCGTTGAGAGGCTCGACAGGTCAGAGAGGTTGTTGGTCTTGATGAGCGAGGTGCTCAACGTGACGAACGCAGCAGCAGCCGAGGCCGCCGCATTGACGGCAGAGATGCCCGCAGCAGTAGCGTCGGCCAAGGCGGTGTTAGCTTCAGAGGTCGAAAGAGCCTGCTGAGCCGTGATGGCTGCTAGGAGCGCGTCAGAGTTCTGCAGCGTCGTGTAGGCCGAGCCCGCGATGTACATCGAGCCGTTGGCTTTGTTCGCGACGGGTACGCCCGGGGCCACATTGCCGAGGCCGGTCTCTGTGGTGCTGAGAGGCAGACCGTTCTGATAGAAGGAGCCGTTAGAGCCCATTAGTAGCGATCCAATTCAAACGTGAGCGGGCGGTAGTAGAACCTAAGCTCTCCTAAGGGGCACCTGAGCGCCCAGCCGGGGCGCTTGAGCCTCCAGATTCCGTAGCGTGACATTAGTCATCCGTTCCGTCGTCGGGCCACGCGTACACAGGAGCCATCGCGGCATCGGCAGTGAGTTCGTCGCCGTCTGCCATGTTCTGGAGGTTCTGAAGGATTTGTGAGTATCGCTTCTCGAACTTGTCCACGCGTACGTCGTCGTAGAAGTCGCAGGCCGCAGAGAGTGCCGCGTACAGCGGAGCATCCCAAGCTACCTGGAGGAGCACGTTGGTGTCTGTGGAGAGCACGAGAGCGGGGAAGGACGCGTAGTATTGGATCATGATCACGTCGCCCACGTTCGGGCTGGGGCCGATGATCCAGTTGCCTCCGAGGCGCGCGAAGGCCTCAGGGTCACCATTGGGCCAGTTGACGGCCATGTCCTTCACACGCGAGTAGTTGCCGCGTGTCAGCTCGTACTCTTGGTTGACGCCGACGTTGATGGCGATCAGCTCAAGGAGATCGTTGGGGATCGCGAGGCCGACAGCGGCGTTGTAGGTGCTGGGGACCGTGTAGAGGATCGTGCTCTCTTGCAGCGGTGCGCGGAGTTCGCGCTGGATGCGCAGGATAGCCTGAGTGATGAAGGTGGTGCAGAGAGCCGAGTTGGCCCTGAGGTCCGTGCGGTTCATAAGGTTCTGGAACTGCACGGTGAGGTCGTTGAGGGTCATTGGCTCTCTGTTGCGCTAGATGCGCTTGTTGGTGGCGATGAAGGCGTCGAGGTGCAGCCGCTCCAGCATCCGCTTCACTTCAGCGATGGGTGCGTTCATGGCGTCGAAGCCGTACTTGATCTGCATTTCCTCAATGGCGCTCACGGGGACGCTCAGTGCGAGCATCATTTCGCCGGAGCGCGCGTTAAGGCTGTCCATCTTCTGGGACTTGAGGTCCGAGATGAAGTTGTCGGGGATGTGCTGGTGGCGCTCGATGGTGAGCGTGTTGAAGCCGTCGTTCTGCGAGAAGTCAACTTCGATGTCGTGCATCGGCGTGTGGTCTAGGTGGGCGTACTTATTGGGCATGAGGCTTTCTGGGCTGCTCAGGACATGGAACGCGAAAGAGGCCCCGGCATTACCCGGAGCCCCTCGTGCGTAGTGGTGGTTGGCTTAGAAGCCGGTGGTCGCGTTGTCGATGATGAAGCCCGACGCAGCATAGTTCTTATGCTTCAGGCTCTGCTCCGACACGATCATCTGCTTCGTCGCATCGCCGGTCTTCGCCAGCGCTTCGCGGGTCCACGGACGCAGGATGCACTTCGCCCACTGCTTCGGATCGTAAACCAGCGTGTTCCTGACGCGCAGGAAGCGGTTGATCTCGATCTTCACCTCACCAAACGGCGAGACGTAGAAGTTGACCACGTTCACGATGCCAGAGTTCGAGCCAACGCTCTCGCCCGGGATCGTCCGGTAGCGGCCCGCAGCCGACGCGAAGCCAGCAACGATGACCGAGGTGGCCGGAACGACCTGTACGCGGGTGGGCTCAGCACCAGAGGTGAAGCACGCCTGTAGATTGGTCAGCAGGAAGGCTTCGGTCAGGTTGGTCGCAGCGCCGCAGTAGGTGATGTTCGCAGCCGCAACCATCTGCTGCGCACCAGCGAACTGCGAGGCCAGAGCGGAGTTACCCGTGACGAGGGTCTGAGCGGTGCCGACCAAAGCGTTCTCAAGGTCGCGCTTGACCTGCTTGGACGACTTGTTCAGCTGGTACGCCATTTCCTTGGCGCGGCCATAGGCGGTCGTCGCCTGCACAGTATCCGCAACCACGACGGCTTCGTTCAGAATCTGCGTGACGTTGTTGCGCATCACGGTCGGGTTGACGGTGATGTAGGTCGGGTCAGCGCCCTGAACCTGAGCGTTCACCGCGACGGCGCGCAGCGAATCTTCCTGCCACTGGAACAGCGGCTGGTGGACCTTCTCGGTGCCGATGTTCGTCTGGAACGGCGTCGAGGTCGGGGACAGGTTGGTGATGATGTCGGAGATGTCTTCCTTGAGGCCGATCTCTTGGAAGGTCTGGAAAGTAGCCATAGTGTCTTAAGTGTCCTGCAGCTGTGCTGCGTTGAGGAGAGGGAGTTGCGAGCGCAGCGAGTGCTGCTTAGTCGCGAGAGGCCGTCAGGCCGACCATGAAGGCGTTCACGCCATCCTCATCCGAGCCCGACTTGCCGAGCTTCGAGACGGCCTTGTTACGGGCGGTCTGGGTCGGAGTGGTGCTGGAAGAGGCGGGGGAGCCAGAAGACTTCACAATCTTCGTGGGAGACTTCTTGGTCTTGACGGTCAGGACCTTGGAGGAGCCGCGCTTGAACTGCATCGCCATGTGGAGGAGCTTGAACGCGACAGGATCAACAAGGGCGTTGATGGTGTTGGCGTCGGAGCCCATCTCACGAGCGAATGCGCGGAGATCGTCATAGACTTTGTCGGACCAACCTTCGATGTAAAGCGGGTTCGGCTTCTCAGCGGTGCCTTCGGTGGAGAGTGAGCTGATGCACACTTTCGCCTGAGCGACGTTGTTGGCCTTCTGCTTGTCACTGATGGTGGTCATCAGCGTACCCAAGTCCTTCTCGAAGAAGGCTACGTCATCGAATGCAGCCTTGGCTTCATCCCGAAGGGCAGAAGCGTCGGCAGCGGAGATGGCGGGGTTCTTGCTGACTGCGAGCCAGTCGATGTTCTGGTAGGGTGCCGCTTTGGCCTTGGCCTTCTCGTGCAACACGTTGAGTGCTGCGACGTTCTTGGCAATGCCTTCGTCGGCGGCTTTTCGTTGGTCCGCGACCTCTTGTGATTTGCGGGTCAGCGATGCTTCTTGGCCGTAGAGGCGCTTGAGGTCCTTGACGGAGACTTCTTTCTCTTCGTCTCCAATCTTGACCTTGACGTAAGTCTCGTCGCTATCGACGTACTTCTTGTCCTTGGGCTTCTCTTCGGCTTCCTCAGTTTCACCTTCCTCGCCTTCGGTCTCTGGAGTTTCCTCGGAGGCCTCGTCGTCTTCGGCTTCTTCTTTGGGAGCTTCGCTGTCGTCTTCGTTCTCGACCTCTTCGGATGGCTTTCGCTTTTTCTGCGGAGCGTCCTCGTCTGCGGGGTCAAACCCGAGGTGGCTTAGAAACGCATCGTCGCCATCTTCATAGCTGGATGCGGTATTGGTATCAGCAGCAACGTCCGTGTGGATAGTTGACATCAGTAAATCTGTCTCGTGTCGGCACGCTCGAAGCCTTCGTCATCATAGGTGACGTCGGTATCTGTGGTGCTCATTGGGGGTTTGGGTTCTTTGATGGCGGAAGCGGCTGAGGCGTTGAGCTTCATGAACTCTAAGAGGCCTCGTGCGCCCCATAGCGTTGCGTAGAGGTGCTCACGCTTCTTCGTCTCGTGTGGCGCTGTCGCCAGTAGGTCAGCAGCAATCGTCAGTTCATATTGTCCGACGATGTTCGTGAAGTCTGAGCTGGTCAGGAGAGCTGCGCACAGCCCTCCCGTAACCAGTAGTTCAGCATCGGTCATGTGGAGCTTGGGTTGTCCTTGTTGCCGAAGTAGCTCATGAGTTTTTGGATCACGTCAGGTCCTGAGGACTGTTGAGGGCCGAGGCTTGCCCACTGGTCTGAAGTGCCAGAGAGTGGCGCGCCACCCACGGAGTTGGGGCCAGCGAAAGGGCCCTGAGAGCCGAGAGGAGCGCCGCCGACTGAGGTGGGGCCTACGTTTGGAAGGGGTGCGCCACCGACTGACATAGGTCCTGCTGGGCCTGTGGGGGAGGCAGGAGCCAGAGCCTGTGCGGAGAGCGCGGGCCACTTGCTGGTATCAACAGGCGCGGGCGTCGGTGGCGTCTCCAGCATTGGTGCTGGGATGCCTGAGGGCAGCGGGGCGAACTGATTGAAGCCCCGTGCCACTCTGCCGTTCGGTGTCGAGTTCTGCGCGTGGGCAGCGGCCAAGGCGTCCGTCAGAGCTGACATCTGGCCTTGGTCGTTGTTGCGCACGTTAGGCTCCATGCCCGCAATACTGAGCTGTCCCCAAGGGACCGGGGGTAGTCCAAACATTCTTTAGTTCCTTGGGGCTACGACGCCCTTATCTTCGTTCGGGGGATGCGCTTCGAGCATGGCGATCTCGCGAGCGCCGATGTCGATCTTCGACGCGGTCTCAAGGTCCTTGCGGTTGTTGGAGCGGTCGTGATCCATCGAGGCCAGCTTGAGCTTCGCCTTGTCCACATTGATCCGTTCACTATCGACCGCCAGGAGCTTCTGGTTCTTGTCGGTAGCTGCGGAGCCCTGCTGGAGCGCGGCGGTAGCGAGCTGTTGCTTGATGTCGAGTTCCCGGGTCTTGAACGGATCAGGCGGCGGGGCCTGTGTCTTCGCGGGCAGCGTGAGGTACATGTCCGCCCGGGGGAGCCTCGCGGCTTTCATGCCGTCCATGATCATCGCGTACTTGTTGTCGAGCGTGAAGATTTGCTGGAGACCGGGGTCCTTCGCCATCTTCTCGTACGTCGCGCTGATCTCCGCAGCGAGCTTGTCCTTCTCACCATAACCGAGGTGCAGAGAGACGGAGCACGTCTTGCGTTCGCTCCAGGTGCGGGGATCGACTTGCATCGGCGCACCAGCAACATCGATCACACGCTTCTTGTCGTGGATGATACCGAGGCGCACCACCTCGATCATGAGGGGCACGAAGTATCCGAAGGCGAAGTTGCGGGCGGCG